TGAGGCGATTGCAGTTGCTCAGCGTGCCGAGGAGCGTAAGGCAGAAGTTTCCGCAGCAGCAAAGGGATTTATCCCAGCGACCGAAACACGCGACAGCGCCGAGATTTTCCGCGCTATGGCACGTGGCGAGGTTCGTTCACACAACTTCGCGCCAGAAAAGCGCACACTAGTTCCAGCGACTGCAACCGTGCCAGTCGGTTTTCTGGACAGAGTATATGGGCTTGCAAGACTCGTCGGCCCGATGCTGGACGTATCCGAGGTAATCACCCGCACTAGCGGAGAGTCACTTCGTATTCCTACTTACACCGCATACAGCACCGCGACTCAATACGCCGCTGGTTCTGCTATCGCGGAAAGCGAGCCAACCTTTGACAGCATCCTTCTTACCCCGAAGAAGATTGGCTTCATCGTCCAGGTAGCTAACGAGCTAATTGACGACGCTGGTTTTGACATTGAAGCTGTTATCGCTGAGCAAGCTGGTAACGCCATCGGTTTCAAAATTAACGACTTGGCAACCGTTGGAACTGGCTCAACCCAGACCACAGGTGTAGTTACAGCCGCTTCCTCTGGTGTAACTGGTGGCACAACCACCTTCACCGCTGACCAGCTAATCGACCTTCAGTTCTCGCTAAACGGTGCTGCTCGTCGTCTGCCTGGCGTTGCATATATGGCTAACACAACTTCAATGGGCGTAATGCGCAAATTGAAGGACGACGATGGCGCTTACCTATACACGGTAAACGTTGGCGCTCCTGACACCTTTGCAGGATTCCCAGTTTTGGAAAATCCCGCGATGAGTTCTCCAGCGACCGGAGTTAAGTCCGTACTATTTGGACACTTCCCAAGCTACAAGATCGTAACAACTGGTCTAGAGGTTGCAACCTCGTCAGACGCATACTTCGCGAACGACGTAACCGCATACCGCTTTACCTACCGTTTCGATGGTAACTTGACTCACTCGGCTCACGTGAAGTATCTGGTTCACGCTTAGTCGATAAATAAGCTGGTAGACCCCGCGTTGTAGGTTGCGCGGGGTCTATCTTTTTTTCTGGTATGTTTTTTCTATGACCTACAAACTAAAAGGCGCGGTAGCCATCGCCTCTAATTCAATCGGCTCATCCACCGGCTACGGAGTTCAAGGGCAATACTTAGCCGAGCGGCTTCTAAAGCACGGCATAAAGGTAGCCAACCTATCTAATTACGGCTTAGAAGGTCGTATCGACAAAATCCGCACGCCATTCGGCGAGGTAAAACATTACCCACGTGGACACGTTCTCTATTCCGAGGACGTTATGCCTATCTGGGCAAAAGACTTCTTCGACGAATACCCAAAACTACCTAACATCCTTTTTACGCTTTATGACGTTTGGGTATATAACAACCTTCAATACGACGGCAACATAGTTAGCTACGTGCCTCTAGATCACACAACTCTCCCGCCGCTCGTTGCTAAGTTCCTACTCCGCACGAACGTAACGCCTATAACTATGAGTCCGCACGGTCAAAGGCAGCTCGAAGCGGCAGGGATTGACTCGACCTACATACCTCATTCGGTCGATACAAAGATTTTCAAGCCAACCGATAACTATAAGGGTATGAAGATCCGTGAGTATTTAGAGGTTCCCGAAGATGCTTTCCTAGTGTCAATGGTTCAAGCCAATAAGGCCAACGGCCAGATTCACCGTAAGGCTATAGCCGAACAGCTTTTAGCCTTCTCAATGCTCCGAAAAGAAAATAAAAACGCCTACCTTTATCTACATATGGAGCCAAATAAGGTATTCGGAGGGTTCGATATCGCCAAGCTACTTAGGGCAGTAGGACTAGACCAATCTTGCGTTCTAATAGCCGACTCGGATACGCTCCGCGTAGGATACCCTCAGGAGTTCCTAGCTGGCGTTTATACGGCCTCAGATGTTCTCCTAGGGTGTTCCTATGGTGAGGGCTTTGGAGTGCCTGTAATCGAAGCACAGGCTTGCGGAACACGTGTTATTACGAGTGGGTTTGCAGCTACCCAAGATTTAGCTGGTTCTGACTCTTGGTTAGTCGGTGGCCAACCGTTCTGGGATGAAGCCCAGCAATCCTTCTTTTCTATTCCATTCGTCCAGTCAATCTACGAAGCCCTAAAAGAAGCTCAGGATGCACCGCGAGGAGTATCGGAATCCTCTATCGAGTTCGCTAAGCAATTCGACGTAGAAACGGTTTGGAATAACTATTGGCTACCATTCTGGAAGAAGCAATTTGAGAACAACGATTAGCCTCCCGCTAGCAATTTGGGGAACTGGCTACGGAGAGTTTTTACCTCGCTGGCTAGAGGCCGTTCACCGATTGAACCGCTTGCCGGATGAAATTGTCTTGATAACGGACTGGAAAAACAGACATCTAAAGGAATTAGTAGATACCGACATTCCGTTCAAATCTGGCTATCTGCACGTCGAGGATTATCGACTATGGGATTACGCCTGTCGCCAGGCCACTTCGCGCTGGCTTGCTTTTTGCAACGCCGACGATGAGTTCTTACCTGGAGCGCTTGATTCTATAGATCAGGCAGAAGCCGAGGGCTACAACCTGATATTAGATTCTTTGATTGTTCGGCAAACTGGACACATATGGCGAAGCGAGTGGGATGCGAACATAATGCCTCACCGGTTTACGATGGTCGGCGCTGAGCCTATGACCAAAGAACTTTATGAGCAAGCCGGAGGGTTCAACCCTGAGTTTCAATTCCCAGACTGGGCTATGGCCGTGCATATGGTTCATAAGTCACTAGCTAGGCCTTTTAGATCTAACACGCAACGAGCTTTATTCGACTCTGGGCGCGACCGAATCACGATGAGCGGAGAACAGCAAAACCCAAACATAAAGACCGCTGGCACGGCTCAGGTTCACGAATTAGCTAGAAGCCTTGGCCTTCTATGAAGGTTCTAGTATTAGGCGCTTCTGGGATGCTCGGACATCGAGTAGCCAAAACCCTTAGCGACCTAGAGCTAATTGCACCTACCCGCCAGGAATACAACGCCTTCGATTCCTTAGATAAATACCTGCTCAGTAGTAACGACTGGATTGTAAATTGCATTGGAGCAATACCGCAAAAAGGAAAAGATGCGGACGAAATGAAAAGAATAAACGCTGATTTTCCTAGTTGGCTGGCTAACAAAACGAAAGCCCGCATTATTCAAATCGCTACAGATTGCGCCTACAGCGGTTACACCGGCAACTACAACGAACTAAGCCTTCGGGATGCTAGGGATGGCTACGGTATGACAAAGATAATGGGCGAGGGAATTGCCGCGATGCGACTTAGATGCTCAATAATTGGCTCAGAATTGACCGCTAAGAAGTCTTTATTTGAGTGGGTAAAGAACCAGCCTGAAGGCGCAACTATAAAAGGCTACATAAATCACCATTGGAACGGCATAACAACGGACGCGTTCGCGAAGATAGTTCGCGGAATAATAAAAAAAGACACCTATTACAACTTTATTCAGCACGTTATTCCAGCCAACCAGGTAACTAAATATGAGCTAATCAAGCTCATAACTCACCGGCTAGGCAGAACCGACATCGAGGTAATCCCGACTATTGCCGAGCCAGTAAACCGAACCCTGACTACGTTCTTTCCCGACATAAATAAAAAGCTTTGGAACTATGCCGAGTATCGCTATCCTCCGACTATCCAAAAGCTAATAGAGGAGATGGCGGTAGACTAGACCTATGGCCATTACTAACGGATATTGCTCATTACAGGAAATCAAGGCCGCGGCTCGTATTACAGATTCGGTAGATGATTCTCTACTAGAGATTTGCGTAGAGGCTGCTAGCCGACAGATTGACCGCGCTTGCGACCGCATCTTCTATAACGCTGGAAGTGCCGTTCGCGTTTATTTACCTACAGATCCTTACGCGGTTGAAATCGACGACCTGGTAAGCCTGACTACTCTAAAGACTTCTTCTGCCGCTGACCAAAACTACGACGTAACTTGGACTTCTGCCGATTACGAACTACAGCCACTAAACGGACGAGTTGGTGGTAGCTATTCTCCATTTACCGACATAAAGGCTATTGGCGATTATCTATTCCCAGTATGGACAACTAACACCACAAACAGCAACGAAGCAACCGTGCAAGTTACCGGAGTTTGGGGATGGAGTGCCGTGCCTATCGACATAAAGCAAGCAACCATCCTTTTAGGTATGAGGCTTTTCAAGCGCTACGACTCTCCGCTAGGCGTAGCAGGATTTGGCGATATCGGAGCTATCCGAGTTGGTCGTATAGATCCTGACGTAGATGCGCTTATTGCTCCGTTCAAGAAGGTAAGTGCCGCGTAATGGCAGCCGTAACCGTTAGCCAGATTCGCGATGGATTAGCTGCCAGGCTTGCCACTATTACAGGACTCCGGACGGCTTCGGTTATTCCTGACAATCCAGCACCTCCCCAAGCTATCGTTCAAGTAAATAACGTTGCCTTCGACGGAGCTTTTCAAAAAGGACTAACTACCTACACTTACGTAGTTTCCGTTATTGTCGGTCGAGTATCAGAACGCCAAGCGCAAGATCGCCTAGATGCGTATACTTCGACCTCCGGAACTCAGTCCGTAAAGCTGGCTATTGAAGGGGATAAGACTCTCGGCGGTATCGTTTTCGATACACGCGTTACCGAACTGACTGGCGTTAGTGCGGTATTATTGGGAGAGGCAACATACCTCGCGGCGAACTTCGCCGTGACCGTTTATGCAGAATAAATAAGGAGAAAACCGTGGCCAAGTTCGTAGCGACTGACTACAACGTAACAATTAACGGCGCTAATTTTAGTAATGACTTGGCAGCCGTTACCCTTGACATCACCGCCGAGGAGCAGGAAACAACCGCTTTCGGTTCAACTTTTAGAAGCAGGGTTGGCGGACTAAAAGACGCAAGCATTACCCTCGACTTCCACCAGGACTTCGGTGCTGCTTCCGTAGATGCGACCCTATGGCCGCTACTCGGAACCAACGCAACCGTAGTTATCAAGCCAACCAGCGGAACAATCACCGCAACCAACCCTACATATACAGGCGTGTTCTTGGTTACTGAATACCAGCCATACGCCTCGTCGGTCGGCGATTTGGCCACGTTAAGTGTGTCTTGGCCGCTGGCTAGTGGTTCGGTGACTCGCGCAACCGCATAAGGAAAACTAAATGCAAATCAACCTACTAACAACCTTCAGCGACGGCAATAAGAAAACGATTAGCGCTACCGCGGCGGATCTAGTTGCCTTCGAAGCTAAGTTCGACCTCAGTGTGGCACGCCTTGAAAAAGAAGTGAAACTAACGCACCTCCTATTCTTGGCGTGGCACTCTGAGAAAAGAACAAAAGCAACAGCCCTAGAGTTCGAAGCTTGGGTAGAAACCGTTATCGGTGTAGAGGCTGAAGAAGTAAAAAAATAGTTGGGCTAGGCGATAGCTCCTACCATTGGCTACTCGCTCATCTAGCCTATGAATACAAACTCAGCCCACGCGAGCTAACGGAATTATCTCCGAGGATGCTTTGGACTATGGGCCGGTATTTAGAGTCACTAAATAAGAAACAACGCCGGCGGTAGAATTGAAGCGTTAGGAGCTACCGCGTGATAGGCATAGAAGAAGTAGATGCTGCAGAACTTCGTAAAGTTCTAAAAGTGTTGAAGATGGTAGACCCCGAAACGTCGGCAAGCCTAAGAACGAACCTAAAAGGCCCGCTAGTTCCGCTCGCTCAGCAAATAGCGAGCGCCGTGCCGCAAGAAGCTCCACTATCCGGATTCGCTCATAATGGCGATACTGCCTATGCGGCTCCTAAGGGCAAAGTTTCCTATACGCCAGGTAAAGGTCGAAGCGGCGCTAAAAACCTTATTTCCATTCGTATAGATGCTGGTAAAAAGCGCGGTTTCTACATCGCGGAATTAGCGGGTTCTAGATCTAGAGGATACACCGCAAGCGGTCGCGCTCTTATTGAACAACTAAACGCACGCTACCCAATGAAGGGTAAAGGCGGACGCTTTGCTTACAAGCAATTCAGATTTATTAGACCAGACGTTGTAAGAATTGCAACCGAGATCCTAAACGACACGTTCAAAGACCTAGAGAGGATGCTCGACTAATGGCTATAAACCTCCCCATAGTTTCTAAGTTCCAAGATAAAGGCGTAAAAGAAGCCGAAGGTGCTTTTGGCGGACTTGGTAAAACATTAGGCAAGCTTGGCGGACTTATTGCCGCAACCTTTTCCGTTACAGCCATAACCAGCTTCGCTAAAGATTCTCTAGCCGCTGCCGAAGGCGTGCAGGTTGCCAATCAGCGACTAGATCAAA